TCTGCCCCGGCCAACTTAGCCCCTTCTATCCTGTGATGCCCATCAAGTATGTAGTACTTACCCATGATCTCATAAACCAGAGGAGCTAGAGAATACCTGCCTTCTTCCTTGTATTGCTTGGCATGGTCTATGACCTTCTGCTCATCGACGTCACTGTCGGTAGCCCTTATCGAAGAGATGGGGATCACCTTTTTGTCAATTTTAAAATCTCCTGCTTGAACTAACCGCCAGGCTTCATTAAACACTTTAGTTTTCATCATCTCACTGCAGCCAGCCAAGCTGACAGGTATGGCCTTATCCAGGTCGATAGATCCACTTCTGTCCCCATTCCCGACATTGAGGGCCTTGATTAGACTTCGTGCATCGGAATTAAGATCAGAGCCCTCGCTCTCACCCCGAGAAGTGACAGCAGATGCCGCTTTGACCTGTTCGAGGATCTTCTGTGCAATAGGATTAACTTCTGACTTGTTCATTGCTACGTCAGAGCCTTCAGAGGACCCCTGGTAGCCCTTAGAGGCCTCTCTACCTTGGCTGCCTTCAGAGGACCCCTGGGCGCCTTCAGGGGAGCGTGCCTGCTGCTGTGGGGCACTGCTACCGCTACTGCCACTGCCACTGCCACTGCTACTGCTACTGAGGTTTTGAGATGCCCGAGCTGAATGGCCGCCGGCGTCAGCCAGAGCCACTGCCGACCCAGGAGCTGTTAAAGTGCCTAGAGGTATGAAACCTGCATTAGTTGCAAGCATAGGGACAGAAGCTGGTCCTCCAATAGGATTCTTTCCTCTGGAGACTCTAACCTCATCAATAGAGAAGATCCCGTTTCTCACATAACCTGCATCAATCTCCATCTGCGACTTGGGGTCCTGCTCTCTGTCTTCAACATACTTGAACTCCAGGTCTGGGGAGTCAAAGTCTTCGTGGATAATCCGGTCGAGTGCCAACTTGACGTAACGCTGGGTAGGCTCTAGCCCTTCCTCTAATGCCCTGGTGTGAGATTTCTCAACCGCGCCTCTGCTGACATGCTCGATGAAGGGATCAGGAGCAACTGCAAAGGTGAAGCATATGACTCTGGCCAGATACTCGTCAAACACATCCTTTAATGGAGGGCTCTTAGTCTCCTGATATTTGAATTCTCCCGGTACAAACCTGAGGTGTCTCCTCGTTGCCAAATTGCCCGCGAGGAGGGCGTCCATGTAATCCTGGAAATCCTTGATCTGTGACAGGTTCCACTCTTTGGGCAGCCCCATAAAGGCGTCTGGCTGGCTCCCTTCGGTGTAATAATTGAGTTGGAATATCGACCTGCGGATGGCAGTGTTAATGGTTACAAGAATCTGCTCAACCTTTGAATATCCGTACATGTGGTTTGTACGAATGTTCCACGGCAGATAAAGCAACTCCTCCGTGGTGAAATCGGCTGCTGGTATACCGTGTAGTATTTGTTGGTAGGCAGGATCTGGAGTCTTTGGTCTACGCCCATCTGCCCCTAGAAGAGGCTTGATAGTAGCTCCGTCAATCAGCTCGAGCGAATAGAGAGTGCCGTCTCGGGCTCGACGCCTCCAAATCGAAGCAGCGTCTATCACAAATACAGCTTCTAACCACTCTCTCTGCCACTGATCGAACGGGTTTTCCCTGTCCGGGTACTGAAAGAAATGGGTGATAGAGTCAATTCGATCCTGCATCTCCTTAGGTATTTCAGGATGAGCCTTTGCACCCAACTTATACCACAGAGAAGGATCGCCTCCTGAAGGAGATTCCCTCGGCCTGATGACCCAATCCAGGGCCGCCATCTGGTCCTTCCTCGCCTCTATAACAGCCCTAAGGACATCACAGCTGTCGGCAAGAAATCGAAGAGTGTCAAACCCAATGCTCTCAGTCGATCTGGGAATGTAGTTGAGGTTAACACCTGTAGGATAGTCCCATCTACGACCCTTAACTCCTTGCTCGTCCTCTTGAGGAGCCATAGGAGCTAAAGGCTGGAAAGGACCAAACCAGGTTTGGGGTGTCGTACCAGTTATCACATAGCGAGCAGCCTGGGTCACCCTCTGCACGAGCCCCGTGAGAGGCGTTGCTCTAGCTCCTACAGGAAGCTCAGCCATCGAAACTCACCAAGTCCCTTCCGGCCTTCTCTTGGTCCCCGAGTTCGTCAGCAGGCCTGTTCACCTCATACACCTTGCCCCGCCCTAAATCAACCGTCAGATGTACTCCCTTTACATCATCCTCAGCCCGATCCAGCAAGTCCAGAACTCTGTTGAACTCATCCAGAGGTACGGTCTTTCCCAACAAGGTATACCTTCTGATGATCTTCCACCCCTCCAAGGCATACTCCGATCCCTTAAGGGCGTAATCCACTGTCCCTACAACAATCCTAGCAAGGGTCGGTTCGAACAAAGCGTTCATGTTATGGCATGGATCTGTCATAAATCCAGGATCGGATCAGCCACGTACCCCTGGCATGAAGATGTAGATCCCTAGAAGCAGTACAGCAACAAATCCAAGCCACGTACCAGCCCAGGTGAATTGTGCAACTCCTGGTACAGGTAGCGAAGTCAGAAACCACAAGAACATAGTAACAACGAAAAGGATTTCTATGATCATAGACGTTCTCCTTGATTATGGAGGTGTGGACTGGTGGCTGGTCTCAGCCCCTGTCCCTGCCCCTGCTCCTGTTTCTGCCTCTGCTTTTCCTCTTCAACTTGCTCTTTCATGAACTCCAAGTAGGCTGCAGCCACCATATAGGGAGTAGAGTAGGCCATGACCACGGCATCACCCTTATCAGGGCTTCTCCCCAGACGATCCTTGATGTGCTCCTTCTGCTCGACCTGGATTCCTCGAGCTGACAACATCCATCTTGGCGAAGTCAGGTCCCCCAGCAGACCAGGATCAGGAGGCAGTGCTATGCCATCCCCTAAAGTGGGGTCTAACGCTTCCCTAAACTTCCACCACCATAACGCTCGGGCATTAAGGAATCCAAGCTTGCCTGACTTATCCTTGATGTGACCGATGTTCTTGGTCTCTGAGCCAACCATCGGAACAATGTTCATGTCGTACATCTTGCCGATGTCCACTGGGCTTGTACCAACCCCTGTGACGTCTATGTGGATCCTTCTCTTCTGGAACCCCAACGAGATCAAGGTCTGGACGACTTCATTTCCATCCTTGGTCTGCTTGCCTGGGATCTCTATCAGGGTAGCAAACCATTGTTCCAATCTCTCTGCTATAATGGTAGAGTGTCTACCTCCTCTGGAAACGTCTATTCCGATGCATCCGGCCTCCTGGGCTGCCGCTTTTCTCTTAGCGATCTCATCTTTTGATAGGACTTCCTGAATCCGCCCCAAACCAGGTTCCAAAGCAGTATTGCCAGGATCACCTCTACCGCTATCATTGCCGATATTATTATGAGCTCCTGCCACCCTACTATCACCGGTATACCCTGAGATACTTGCAATGCCTGAAAACCCCTTCAGGGACTCCGGTATGGCTCCTAAGTCGTCTCCCCTGCTATGAGCGGGGCCTGAACTAGGGTGCTGGACGAAGACGTCGCTCGGGGGAGACTTGGCATCTTCTTTTTGAACACCCTCCCCTTCTCTTAAGAGTCGAGCCTTCTCCCTCTTCACGAGAAATTCCTCGAAGGTAGGAGCCCACCTAGCCTGCGCAGCGAGAACCCAGTCGCTCGGGATGATTTGCCACTCGTCGTCTTCATGCCCGACTCCAAAGTCTCCCCGCAACATCCTCGACCTGAGGGGCTCTGGAAGGTTCTGTAATGTGCGCCGATAACCAGTCTCCATGAGTCTGGGGTTGTCTTCGACTCTTGCTCTAATAAAGGTGCGAGACTTAGGATAGGTCCAGTCTTCAGTACCATCATCGTACTTTATGAGGACTGGGTTGTGATCAGGGACTTCAATGTCCTTGCCATCTCCTGAAGTAACAAACCACCTCAGCTCGCCTTGCTTGGCAGGATTCGTATGAGCAGGATTAAGCCAAGGACCCCAGTGGTCAATAACCCACCTACCTTCTGCAGACACAGGAGGGTTACCCGTAGCAACTACTCTAACCCTTTGTCCTGGAATCGTAGAGCGATTCCACGTTATCAGGAACTTGTACTGAGATTCAGTGAACTGAGTAATCTCATCGAACCCCTTCAGGTCGTGTGGTCTCCCCTGAAATTTGCGCTCGTCGTTCTCATATTGACACGCTCCAAACTCTATCCGTTTGCCCTGGAATGGTCCAGGTTTATTAAACCTCCACAGCTCCAACATCCCATTAAATTTGGCCATATCGGAGAACAGTTCTTCAGCCCTGTCTCTGATACCTTTCAGTTCTGCGTACTCTCTACGGAACACAATGCTCCGCCAGTGGTGGTTCAAGGCTAGGCCTAACAGAAGATCCGTCTTCCCCCCTCCGGCCGCTCCGCCGTAGAACAACTCGTCTGCTTCAGTTTCGATAGCCATAGTCTGGGGACCTGGAAACGGAACCCACACAGGCGTCTCAACACTCTCCAGCAGTCTGTCTAGCTCAATGCGCTCCTGCCACGTCAAGAATGGCAGGAGCTCCTCATATTCATCAAGCATTGCAGTCAAGGCAACAACATTCGCCCTCCGCAAATCCCCCCGGGGCGTCTGGTCTTGCTGACCGTCTTGCCGGCCGTATTGCTGACTGCTCGAGTGCATCACCTACAACTACCTACCATTGTCCTTTGTACAAGATCACTCACTGACTTGCCAAATCCGGGCATTGTCCCGCGGCCTCTAGCGGGGCCGGAACCATGGCAGCAGCGCGGGGGACCC